TGAAATGTAGTGTAAATCCTTCTATTTCTTGTGTACAATGTAGAGACTGGGAACCTTCAGATAAACCATGATTTCAATAATTAAAAGAATCATAATCGCTCACAAATGGCGTTCATCTAATAAGATGATTAGTACAGCTATTGTTTTTAAAGATAGCTTAATCGTTTTTGATTGCAATTTAAATTTATTTCGGATTCCGTTTAGTTCTCTGTCAGCACTAAAAAGAATTGAAATATCCGACCAATCAAGATTTACTATTCCAGAAGACGGCAGCTATATTCACTGGGAAAAATACGACATACATCTTGACCTAGAAGCTTTTAAATCAATCTTCAGATAATTTACTCAATCAAAACTATGACATCAGCAAATCTTAGCAATAAAATGCCCATTTCCCCGATCTTCAATCCATCAGGAGATGATGCGACTGAAACTCGATCTATCTGGTTTGGTAACACCACCAACTTGATGCAATTAAATGATGTCCGCTATACTTGGGCTGTAAGTTTGTATCAACAGATGCGTGAAAATTTTTGGATCCCGCAAAAAATAGATATTACTCAAGATATAACTGATTATAATAATTTAACCCTTGACGAAAGACGTGCCTATGATGGTATTTTGTCTTATCTAACTTTTCTTGATTCTGTACAAACCTGTAACATTCCTCACTTAAAATCTTGTGTCACAGCCCCAGAGATTAGCCTTTGTATGGCAGAACAAATCTCTCAAGAGGCTATGCACAATCAAAGTTATCAATACTTAATTGAAACGATTATTCCGTCGGATCGGAGAAGTCAAGTTTATGACTTTTGGCGTACCGATAGAGTTCTCAAGGATCGTTGTGAATTTATTGCTAATCTTTATCAGCAATATATCAATAAACAAACTACTGAAAGCTATTTTATCGCCCTTCTTGCCGATTATTTGCTGGAAAGTTTGTATTTTTACAACGGCTTTATTTGTTTCTATAATCTTGCCTCTCGACAATTAATGCCTGGTTCTGCCGATATTTTTAGGATGATTAATCGAGACGAATTAAGCCACGTCCGATTATATCAAAAGTTAATCGTTGAGGCGATGAATATCTTCTCTTATAGCAAACAAGAAATAGAAGATTTATTTTATTGTGCAGTTGAGCAGGAAATCAAATGGACTAATCATATTGTCGGCAATCAAATATTAGGAATTACAGAAGATAGCACTGATCAATATACAAAATATTTGGCCAATATTCGACTAAAAGCCATCGGCTTAAATCCAATTTTTACTGAGGATAAATACAAAAAATCTCCCTATTCCCATTTAGAGAAATTCTCTGATACTCAAGGAGAAGGTCACACTAAGTCGAACTTTTTTGAAGCTACTGTTACCAGTTATGTTATGTCTTCTGGATTAACGGGATGGGATGATATTTAACAGCATCGCTTGATAAGACAGAAAGCCGTTGATGCCACCTTTTTTCGGTTGTGCTAAAAGGTGGTTATTATTGCCACTCCTATCTTGCCATGTGATAACTTCTGCTGGTGGAATACTAATTTCAGCTAAATATTTTCTGTAATTCAATTTAAATTCTCCAAATATTTTCTGATTTTATTTTACCTTAAATATCAGACACAAGAGGCGGACGGTTCTTAAAAGGATGTGCGGCGGGTAAGTTAGTGACGAGGCCCCACTTCCACGCAGCGTAGCCCTCCGCTCGTTGGCGCTCCGACAACGACCAGACGAAGTTTATCCCCACGACCTCGAAAATCTTGCCGCGCCAGCCGCGCGTAGTTGCCACAAACCGATCATGGCCGATAAAGAGACTGGTTCTGTTGGCGCTCTGCGTAAAGTTCGACGCTGCGACGAAAGGCTGGCTGATTGTCGGCAAAGCCGTTTGGGTCGCCGAGGTGGCCCCGTTATGAAAAAATGAGCCAGCGTTCCAAAGAGTGCTGCTGCTATACGCGGTAATAATATCGGGGTTCAGGTTAAAGTTGTGTGTAACCAAACCAACATAATCACTGAACGGGTTCGGCCCTTCGTAATGGGCGACGATCAGGTAACGCGTCGGATTGAAGTTGGAAACCGCGAGGTTGCGCAGCCCTAAATTATTTATCGATGCCCCCCAGTCGATAGCCGGCAAGCCGTTTTGAACATTTTGTCGCAGCGTAGGGGCATTTACTAGGGCTGGCACGGACACGTGTCGCCGAAACCCGCTTTTGTCGCGCCACTCGGTCACACCGCCGCCACTGGTCGCCGTGATGGTGGACAGGTCCGCTGCATCAAACCACACTGAAAGCCCAGGCAGATTTGCGGGTGTCCATAATCGGGGACTAGCGTCAATTATTAGCATTAATTAAAAACCGCAGACACTTTGAGAATATTTTGATTCAACAATTGAGCTAACAGATTCTCGTCGTTGAATTGTTCTATTACTGCTTGTAAAATATCCGATTCAGAAATCGGATTTAATTTATCTCCAATATTAATAGAAAGCGTGAGTCTTGGAGTTTCTCCAAAGACTGCTGCCGTCATTCCCAATTTAGCCACATTTAATTTAACATAAGGATTAAAAACGATCATTTCTGATAAAATCCTTTTGTAAACATAAAATCGGACAGATTTATCATCGATTAAACTAGGCTTGATTTGATTATCGAAAAAAGCTGGATCAGTTGACATTTCATTAAAAGACCCAGAAACATTTGTTAATGCAATTTGGTATCTTTCAATATATTCGGGACTATTTAGGAATAAACTTTGGGCAGTTAAACTATTAGGCATTTAAGTTAGCGACGGTGTTTCGCGAAAAATCAACAAAAAAGGAATACTCAATGGTCCGCCAGTGACACTGGTAATATCGAATCGAATTTCTTGAGCAGTAGTAATAATTTGTCCTTGTCCAGATACTGTAAAATTAGCCCGGGCAGTAGTAAGAGATAGGTTAGATAGTCCTGGTATTGCCCCAAAAGAAGCACCACTACCAAAGCTAAAAGTCATTGTAGCACTTCCCACGGTTGTACGCAAATTTCGCACTTCTAAAAGAGTAATTTCTCTTAGAAAAGAAGCAACAGGAATTTGCTGTGCAGCAGAAATGTTCGTAATAGTTACTAACTCGCTTTGCAACCGACTAGCAACCCAATTAACGTCAACAAAATCCTGGAGTTTAGTAATTATCCCTGCATTTTCTGCCACATCAATAAGCCTCTAACAATACAGTAAACTCTCCAGCAGTCGGAACATAGCTAAAAGTAACCGTAATTGATCCGGTAGTTGGCCTTGTAATATCTGGATATACATCGGCTCGATCGCCAGCAGTTCTGCGGACTTTTACATCAACATCAAAAGTATTAAACGTGTGGCTGATAGGGAAAGTGCTGTCAGTGCCATTGCCAATTGTGGCTTTAGCTTGTCGTTTAATTACATTTGAACCTAGCAAAGCTTCCACAGTAACAACTTTACCTACATCGGTATTGTTATTAATATTTGTCGAGGCTGCTAAAGTTACTCTTCCCGGAGTAGTTGTCGTTGCATCAGGGACAGAATTTCCGTAAATAGTCCAGATAATCGGATCGGTTCCTATTATTGGATTTCGGGTAATTTGTCGATAAGTCGCACCGATAGTTGTCCCCGTAGAATCGGGAACATAAACAGTGGCATTATTTAACTCAGTAGAAGTATTTGCATCAGAACTTCGCGTTGCTGGTACAGAAGCCCCGTTCCAAATATAAATCCCGTTTTGAGTGTTATTTGTTTGACTAAGTGCTAAAAAACGGCCATTAAGGGACATCGTTACTCCCCCAATAGTCGATCCTGGAGCATCTAAATTGATATTACCAGAGGATGAAGCTAAAACCGCCGCCTTCTCATTTAATCCAGTAAAATAATCTTCTATAAATCCAAGGTTTACAGCGTCGTTTGCACTCTGTGGATTAGGGACTTTTGCCGTCGAATTAGGAGCAAACGTAAGGTTGTTATCAAATCGGGGCATAATTTACCTCTATAAAGAAAGAATCGCGTATCCTACAGCAGGATACGAAAAAGAAACTTGGGTAGTATTCAAAGATAAATGCTGTTCATCGGCATAAATTTTAACCCAACCTAAACTAAATAATTGAATTTGAGGATAGGCATTTAAATTATGGTTAATTAGCCAACTATCTGAATTAGTGGATTGAGTGTGTAGATAGGAAGGACTTGGCTCTCCCTGCTCACCTTTTTCGCCACGAATATTAATCGCATCGGTAATCGATAGAACTATGCCATTATTCCCAATATACCCACCAATAGCCGGTGGCGAACCAGAACCGCCTACCCAATCAGATACTTGCAGTACCCGACGATTGCCGTCAGAAATTAAAGAAAGAATAGGAGACCAGCCGGCATTCCCTAAAGTAGCTGAAAGAATTACCTTTTGAGAGATGCCTGTTATTTCCGCTATCGCACCAGAGGACTGAATAATTACCGCCATCAGACTTGCCCCCTCACCACTACAGGAGTTAAATCAAAAGCTAAAGGTTGGACTATCAATTTACTAGCAATTGTTCTAGAAGCCTCTAAGTCAGCTTGCCAGTAGTCTCTTCCTGCTTTCGGTTGGAGTATTTCTTTGATTGCAATTGGAGTAATATCCATTTCAGCCGTAATATTACTATCGACAATCAACTTAAAATAAGTGTAATTTTCATATTCAGTTCCCTCTACCGTAAAATCTCCAAATTGCAACCCCTCGATCCGACCAGTAGCTATTCTAGTCTCGCCTGATTGTTTGGCAATATAGAAGTTAATGTTCCATGCCGTAATATCTCCTTGAACATAAAACTCCTCATCCCAAGTCGTTCCCTGCTTAATCTCAATAACAGTTTCACTGGCAATCGTAGGATACGACTGCCCTATTAAATAGAGATTGCCTGTGAGGACTTTTTGGGGCATCAATAAGTTCTGTACTGTTTATTGTATTATATATTAAATTTTCTTTTTTGAGATATACTTAAAAGGAAAACATAATTTATACCGCCGCGCTCTTTTATACCGCACCCGGGAGCGCGGTTATTTTTTTGTCTTGACAATTTTGCTAAGACTGTGATAGATTTTTTTAGAAGATTGACAGGAACTACCGTCTAAACAAAGGGCGGTATTTTTTTATCTATCCGTATTACATATATTACAAATACTACAGAGCGATTGTTAGATTGTAAATAGATTGTAGATAAGGTTATCTACAATCGAAAGCTTTACAGGGTATAGGTTTTAGACTTTGTAGATATTGTCGATGCCTTATAGAGGAAAAGAGAGAAAAGAAGATATACAGCAAAGTCAGCAATAAAAAGTCATTAAATGCAAAACCGACTCTATTGACAAAATGCCGTATTTTTGGCTAATCAGAGAATTTTAGTGTCGAGAAGTGTTTTATCGCTAATTTGTTCTTTTGTAATTCGATTGTTAATAAGGTTATTAACAATCGAAACCTTTACCTTGACTAGGTTTGAGACTTTGTAGATATTGTCGATGCCTTATAGGAGGAGAAAAAGATAAAGAAAACAAACAAGGTCAACAATAAAAAGAAACAGGCTCAACAATAAGGCAAAAAATACACACGGGGTAATCATCAACAATATCAACAAAGAGGTAAAGAAATAATGAAAGCTATATATATCAATACTTTTATCCTTTTTATCTTTGTTAATAAGGGTATTTACAACCTATTTACAAACTAACAATCTAATTAATCGAGGTCAGCAATAAGAACACAAAAAATAATATTGGGGGATAGCGTTAACAACATCAACAAAGTCTGAACCCTATATATATCAAGACTTCCATTGTAGATATCCTTATCTACAATCTATTAACAATCTAACAATCAGCCAAGCTCCGAACATTAGACAACAAGCTCCGAACATTACCCACCAAGCTCCGAACATTAGACAACAAGCTCCGAACATTAGACAACAAAAAACCCCTGTAGAGACTACAGGGGTTAGCTTTATCAGTTATGTACCATTTATGGTGTCAATTTCAATTGTTTTTTATTTTAGCAGTAAACAAGGTTGTTTACTGCTTTTTACTTAATATCCCCCCATTAACTCGATTTGTTCCTCTAGAGTAGAGTTTTTGCTCTCAATCGTCTATCAATCCGCAGGACAAAAAACTGAGTACGCTCGACAAATAGGCTTTTCAAATCTCCAAAATGAGCAGTTCGTCCTTAACTACGCCGCTCAACATGGGCAAATCAAGCGATCGGATGTGATGTATCTCTGTCGTCTAACCAAAGATCAAGCCTCTAAACTGTTACAGAAGCTCAAACAACAAGGTCGCTTAAACCAGCATGGTATGCGCCGTGCAACCTTTTATACAAAAGGCTCATAAAGCCGTTATGAGCCTTTATGAGCCAAGTTATGAGCCTTTATGAGCCAATGTCAAGTCACTGCTATAATAGCGATCGAGACGAATATTCAGGAGTTCGATTTACCATGGCTACTGTTTTATTGAAAACTGGCGAGTTCCGAGAAATTCCCGATGATCAGCTAGAGTCTTTCCTTGAGGAAAACCAAGATTTAATTCAAGATCGACAATCACCCAGAAAAAGACCGATTAGAAAACTTTAAAGCAATGACAAACAAAGAAATCCTTGTTTTACGCTCTCTCTACAATAAAGAATTGTCGGGATTACAGATAATTGAATCTATAGCCAATACTAAAGGTAGAAGCCTTGATATTGGCTCGTTTTACCCTGTATTTCAGAAATTAGAGGAAAAAGGACTCATTAAATCTCGATGGGGAACCGAGCGATCTAACGATAGAGCCGGTGCTAGAAAAAGATACTATCGACTTACCCAATCAGGAGAAAAATCCCTTGCTGATATTCAAGGATTTGATAATTCTCTTAATTGGAATTTTACTTGAAATGTCGGTTTTCATCTCATCGGTAAAACTGAGAGCCTTCAAACCGAATTTTAGATAGTTTAGTTTAGAGGATTGCACCCGACCGTCGCGATCGGTCGGGGTGATTATCGCTTTAACTTGCCACTAGATCAGCTTCTGAGATGCCAGACTCGATTAATCGGTGAATCAGGATGAATTTTGCACCCTTACTATCTAGTCGGTGTTTTTTGGCTAGTTTTCGTAGGTCGTTAATCCCCATTTTGTTTAGGGAAGCTGTGAGGTCACTGACCCCTATCTCAAAAGACTCCACATCAATATGCCCGTGACCATTGCCATTGTGACCGTTCCCATTGGGGGGGTTATTTTCATTATCCGACGGTTCCGGTTCGGGTTCGGGTTCGGCGCTTGCCAGTAAGGGAATGTCACCCTCATCAAAAAGGCTAATTAGGGCATCCTTGAAGGTTTCTCGTTCTGCTGGGCTAATGGCTTTAATCATAGCCAATGCAGTTTTGACCTGCTCGATCGCACTCTCGGAGGCATTTTCCGCCGATCCGAGTTGCTGTTGATACTGTTCTAACTCAAGCTTTTCGATCCGTAAGGCTTCAATCCGGGACTGTAAATCTTCGATTTCTTGAGAAATGCCAGCAATAGACGCATTAACTTCGTTAATCTTGTTAGCGAACAACATATCTTTAATCCTCTTTAGTTTTCTAGGTTCTGCGGGGTTTTCTGTGGTGTCTCAACCCCTTATGTATCTATAATACCCTAGTCACTTACCTAAGTCAACTACCCATTAATCAGACTTTACTAGGTAATTGACTACAAAACATTACTATATCTTATAGGTCACTTACCCTAGTAAGGTAAGGTGTTAGACTAAAAAAGTAATCGGCTAGGTAACTTACCATGACCACAAACAACAAGGCTGTAACCTGCTATTTGCCAAAGGACATAGAAGATTTTATTACTGGGTACTGCAACCAGTACGGTATCACCCGTAAGGATAAGGAAGGGGAAACGCTCCCTTCTCTTGGCACTGGCATCATCGAATTATTGAAGCTTTTAGCCTATAACCCTGAGTTAGTAGGTAGTCCGTTACTCGATACCGTACCTAGTAAATTTAGTGAGGATGCGATAGAAAAAAAGCTATCTAATCACTTACCCGATAATGTACCGAGTATAGAGGTTGTAAAGGATCGGCTTGACAACTGGGTTCTGGCTGTTGACGGCGACATCAAGGATATTAATCAAAAAATCAGAGATAGGTCGCTTCAAGTCGATCATCAGATAGCGGCAATTAAATCACGGCTAGACAATATGGAAAGACTGCTAAGGTTACAGCAATCGGCTTCGATCGCTTCCCCAATTCCCACTGGGGAACCTTGCCCCCTTCCCCCTCCGTCCTGACCGTTGATCGAAACCGTGACCCCGGAAGTTTCACTCTCACCGCCGTAAACGGACGGCGATTCCCAAGCCTCACGATTTAGGTTTCTGCTTCTTTCCCCTGCGGGGTTCTGCGCCTGATTTAAAGAACTAGCGATTCTAGGCAAAAAGCCAACGAAAGAATTAGGGACAGGAGCAAGCTTACTGGGAATTATTATTAATAAGCGAGATATGGTGCGGCGAATTTTTTCGAGCTAAAACCATGAAAAGCTTATGATATATAGATTCAGTCCTCTTGTCCCCCTGTCAGTTAAAAATTCCTTACTGACATTCAAGGATTTGATAATTCTCTTAATTGGAATTTTACTTGATTAATGTGGGGTCTAGGAGTCGAACCTAGTGTTTTAGGCTTATGAGTCCTATGTGGAAACCATTTCACTCACCCCGCTTGCCAGTATATCACACTTTCAATCAATCCAATAGACAATTTCGTTAGGCTGTATCTCGTATCTGTTACAGATTGCCTGTAAGACTGTGATAGACGGTAAGTGATTAGGATTCTGAGATAGTTTGTATCCCGTGGACATCGCAATCCCTGTTTGTTGAATGAATTTATAGATTGTGATACCTCTAGACTGTGTAAATTCTTTGACTCTGTTTTTTAGTACCATTGTATTAGTTTTGTGTCTCTACAATTTATTATAACTTTTTTTGGAATAATGCTTGACAATATTACTGACTTCGCGGTAATATACAGATATAGAGAAAGACGACCACTCCCAACCACAAATTAGTGTGATCGCCTTTCCGTCAACCCTTATTAGGTCAAAAGTCATGTTAGCATCCAATCGCGTATCCGTCAAATCTAACTCCGTCCCCGTTATGTCTGGTAATTTTGTCATGGTCGCCAAAGGACAAAAACACCGTGTCGCTCTTGAAGTATGGGGAGAGGGACAAATAACGACCCTCCGAGTCACTTGCCAGCAAACTGGGAAGGAGTGGTGGTTTGATGCCTTTAATGGCAAGTTAAGTCGGGGTTTCAGCCCCGACGGAAAACTTCCCAACCAGGAATTACCCGCAATCGAATTTCAACCCGTCAAAAAAGCTTTTGCATTGTCCCCTACGATGGGCTTTGTGGATTGCGGCGGACGCTACTATGAGATTCCTAGTAACGAACCGAACGACGATTTTATTTACGATGATAACGAACCATCGGATTTAAGTCGGTACAGTGAGCCAATGTCCGATCCGACGACATGGCAAGAGTTTTAATACCAGTTATCAGTTATCAGCTATCAGTTATTAGCAACCTATTAGGAGTCAAAATCATGAACAAAGAAAATCTTAGTAATTTTCATGGCACGGAAAATTACTACAGTAATAAAAATTACCCGTTTGAGTACACCGATGGTGTAAAATATGTGGCCGAAAATGGTAAAGCCTATTGGTTACTTGATGCAATTGCGTCATGGCAAAAAAAACTTGATTCAAGCCAGATTCAGTTCTGGATGTTAATAGTTAACTCCGATAAATCCGCAGTCCTTACCTGCGAACAAGACAATGAATCTGTCATAACTCAGCAAATCCCATTTACCGATTTTCCTTTTTCAGAGGTCACGCTTTGGTTGTGTGACGGTGTTTTATTGCTATCCTCCGAGTATTAGTTTCAGTCATCAGCTATCAGTAACCATTATTTAGGAGTCAAAAAAATGAAGGGTAATCGCATCGTTCGCATCGAAGGGTTTTCCCCGAGGTCAAGCAGCAGAATTGCTGTTATTGTCAGTACGAAACACATAGTATGTATTTTAGATACTTACGAAAATCTATTGCCTTGTCCGCAAATTGAAAACACTAAACAATATTATGTAATATTCGACGATCCAATTGCATCATATTCAGTCATTACAACACTTGAATTATCGCCAGGTCTAAAAGAATGGATTGATGAGCAGATCGTTGGTCAAGTTTGGACTGGGTACGGTAATGAGTATGATATTCCTGACTAAATATTAGTTATCAGTTGTCAGTTATCAGTTGTCAGTTGTCAGTAAAAACTATTAGGAGCCAAAATCATGACTATTATCAACGCAACCCCTCACACTATCACTATCCTTGACAGAACTGGCATCATCCAAGATGCCAAGAAACAGTTTCTCGGAACCAAAGAAACGATTGTAATTCTCAAGGAAATCCCAGCATCCGGGATTCTCCCTCGGGTCAAAATGTCCAACGAACCCGCAGAACCCATCGACGGTATCCCAGTAGAAACCGTCATTTATGGGGAGATCGAAGGGCTTCCAGACTATCAAGAAGGGGTTTACTACATCGTGTCAGGATTAGTGGCGGCGGCCGCTAGTAAGCAAGGGCGAACGGACTGCCTTGCCACCGGGGCGTTAGTTCGGGACGAGGCTAACCCCTCAAGCATTTTAGGCTGTTTGTTTTTACAAAAGCCCTAGCCAATCCGAAACGGGAACTTTTCCCGTATGCCTAGCGGCTCAATTCTAGGCACTGATGAGGATATGAACGAGGAATCCAGGAAAATACTTAGGACAATTGCGATGCTAAAGAACACGTATTATCTTTTGATTGCTACCCTAATCGGGATGGTAGTGTTTGGAGTAGGTCAAACACTCCATAAAGCTAATCGCTACCTTAAATCACAAGGACACGAAAACCCAAAAGTATTATTGCTTCCATCCACAAGGTGTGGAACATTTACCGAATTGAATTTCCGTCAGAACGACGGAAATAGAGGATATTTGTGTGCAAAACAGATAAAGGGGTAGGTTGTCCAATCAGTACTCAACGAAGTGAAACCTAATAAGATGATGCTGTAGCAAATGCAGATTGGCGCATAGAAGATTAAGGTTATCAGTTATCATTATCAACTATTTGGGATTAATAATTAGTACAAACGTTCAAAAAAGATTCTCCCAATCACTTGACTTTATTGGGAGAATGATCTAATATAGAAAAGTAAAGAAAACACACAAGGATTAAAACAATGAAACCTCAAATCACTCTCGCAGACATCCCCTTTGACCAAGAAGACGGAGGTCTGTTGTTTGAAACCCGCGTAATCGCGGTACAAGGGGGGTGTTTTTGGTACGATGACGGGTTTGAACCCCGCCTCGTCCCTCTCCCCACTGCCAGTTGGACAGAAATTGCCGTTACGCCAGAAATGGCTCAACTAACCGGCGATTACGCTGGTTTATATTTACCGTCTGAGGAAATGACTACAGACGGAAATCTGTGGGCAGATGCTTGGGGAATTGAGATCAATTCCCTAACTTACTCAGTAGGTTTCGAAGAAGATGAAATCAACCAGATAATTATTAATTATCTGGACTCTTTAGAAGCCTCTAAAGAGGCTTCTAAGAAAGCGAAAGAGGCTTGGATTGCCGGCCAAGCCGAAAGAGAAAAAGCGGAAAAAAGAGCCGTAGAAGCGCGGGAAGAAGCGCGGGAAAAAGAGTGGGGCAACTACCTGTCAATCAAAGACAGGTTAAAAAAATACGACCGTTATGAAAATAGCGATTATTATGCCGTGACACACGGCATAATAATTAATGAAAGAACCGAAAGGTTCTATTCCGAAGGATCAGATACCCTATCATCCGACGGAATGGGATCGAGATCCCATGGCGGTTATGTGACCGTTCGCGTCGTAAACTACCAGCTTCCCAGTGGGGAAGCCAAACAGTTAACCGATCCTCCAAAACCCAGATCGGAAAAAGACTGGGCTTTGAACCATTATTCTGGTTATTGGACCAGAAAAAAATGGGATATAGAAAATCCTAAAGTAGAAGCGGTTTCCGAACCCGAACCTGCTCCTATTTCAGCAAATCAAAAATTGATTGAAGATTTTGGGGCTAAATTCCCCCAACTTGTCGAAGAATCCCTATCTCTAGGGATTCAAATAAGGCTTACGAGTGGCAGTAGCGAAGAAAGACGGGTGGTAGTCCGTAGCCGCGATTTAAGGAATGGTTACGAATCCTTTCCGAAGGATGCTACCGAACTGCATCGAGCAGTAATTGAAGCCATAGCCTTCAAGTCTCAGAAAAACAAGCTAGAAGCCTTAAAAAAGGCTGAAGAAGAGCAGATTACTGCTCAACAGAAGGAATCTCAGCTTCCCTATAAGACAGCCTGCGAAAAGGCGGGGTACAAGGTGGAGTGGAATCAAGACTCCTACCTTGCTAAGGTAGGTAAAAGATGGACAGATTGCCGGACTGTCTGCCGGCAAAAAAACCTGCCAGTTGAGTTTAACAAAAAGCCTAAACTCATTCTCAAAAAATAGTTATTAGTTATCAGTTATCAGTAAAAACAACTTATTTAGGAGATAGAAAATGATTGAGATTGAAATGATAGAGATTCCGAATGTAACCTTTAAAATCGGCAAATATCCAATAACCCAAGAACAATATCAAGCGGTAATGGGAACTAATCCTTCTTATTTTATGAACAAACCCCAAAACCCAGTAGAACAAGTTAGTTATGATAATGCCATAGCTTTTTACCAGAAATTGAGACGAATAACAGGGAAAAACTATCGCCTACCTACAAATTCAGAATGGGAATATGCTTGTCGCGCTGGTACAGAAACCCTATTTAGCTTTGGTAATGATTTCGATCAGCTAAAAGATTACGCTTGGTACGAAGATAATTCTGGATTAATAACTCATCCTGTGGGTCAGAAATTACCTAACAATTGGGGATTGTACGATATGCACGGTAACGTCTGGGAATGGTGTCAAAGCGTTCCCCGTGGGGGCGGATTCGACACCTGCTCCTATGGATGTTGTGCGGCACGACTCAGTTACCTCTATTTTGAAAAATCTTGCTGCAATACTGGTTTTCGGGTAGTTTGTGATTAATGAATTAGTTATCAGTTGTCAGCTAACAATTATTTAGGAGTAAAAATCATGACAATGATAAATATAGGGCAATTCCCTAAAATTGGTCTCAATCGGAACTCGCCCAACGCATGGGCAGACCAAAAAAGACTATCAATGAGATCATAAAAGGTAAAGCGAAGATCACTATCGATACCTCCTTACAGATACAGTTAGTGTTAGGAACTCCCGCCAGTTTCTGGATAGAACGCGAAAGACTTTATCGAGAGTCTCTAGTAAATCAAATTGATTAGAATAGTTGTAAAAATATTAACGAGGATTTATGAATTTGTACCTAGTTAAAGATTCAGTTACATCATTTAGTCTTCTTATTGCAGCAAAATCAGAACCAGAGGCTATCTGGCATTGGTGCAGCTATTTTTATGGCAATAACGACAATCCAATTGAAATAGAGCGTATTAACATTAACACCTCTGGTATCGTTTGGAAATGTGGATGGACTACCACTAACCCCTAAAACCGCTTCTAAACCGATTAACAGGAGCAGAAGTAACAATCGTGCTAATAATTCTCTCATGTTCTTGAAACTCATTTTCAAGGGAATAAAATGCTCCCGATAGGCTATCTACGATGTCGTTAGTCGGGGGTGTTTTTTTGCTACCATCAAAACCCTGGCAGGCATTTAAAAACCGAGTGTTCCACGTCCCATCTCTTAAGATAAAGATTTGTCCCCGACTAGCTGCCGTGGCTACTGGTAAAGCTCGCGTTAGCTTATCCCCTTGAGGTACGATCGCTTTAACGTCATGGTTCGGATGATTCTCTCTGATTACCTTAGTAATGGTATTTTCAACAAATTTACCGCTCGACCCCCCTTCCTGTTCCCATCTTACAGCTACAGTTTTCCCATCCAGTTCAGCAGTATTTTTAAGCATTAGCTCAACTTCCCCGACTTTTTTCTGCTCACAGATATTATCGGCAATCACATAAGCAAATTCCTTAATCTCAGTTGAATCTGGCAGTGTGTTCTTAATTCTTTGGTATTTATAGACAAGAGTGCCACTGGTATAGCAATGATAATTCTCAGCATTCTCTTTAGCAGTTGCCGCTAAATCCCAGAATCTCACTTTACCTATTAATTTCCAACTATCGGGGATTTTATCGAGAATCTCAAACCAAGTCCGATCAAATACCGTACCAGCTTCATATTTAACTTTCCAGTTACCTCTGAGAAGTCTTTCCCGCTCAATAGGATGTAAAGCGTAAAGGTTAGCCAAATAAGTAGGATTAACCCTAATTAAAGCTGGATTATCAAAAATCGTAGCTGGAATAAAAGTAAAACTCTTAATCAGATTATCTGGTGTAATATTAGTATCTGTATTTGATAAAAACTTTTCTCTTTTATCTTTAGGAATAAGGTCAAAAAGTTCATCTTTAAGACTAAATTTATCGATTAGTTCTTCTTTAGTATCAGCCCAGTGGATTATGTTTTCTCGTCTAATAAAATATTTAACTATTCCCCCTCTTTCTTCAATAGCATACCCAGTCTTAGGGTCGATCCACCAAGAGATAAAACTAGCTACCCAAGAGTCAGCATCGGGGTTACAAGTTGCCCTAACTGCGGGTTTAATTCCCGATACTGAACGGTTTCTAGAGAGAAGATAGAAAAACTGTTCTTCTGTAAAATGGGTTAATTCGTCAAAACCTATCCTTGCAATTTGTCCCCCTTGATAAACATAGACAGTTTTTTCGTATTGCAAATGTCTAAAAGATATTTTTGATCCAAATGGAAATCGCCACCCTGGAGGCTTTTCAATAAAATTACCTTTCACTGCTTGATAGATTTTTTGGCTTTCATCTATTAGTCCACCTGCTTGAGTAAATTCAGGATACGTCCGACGAAATATAACAGCCCGATAGTCAGGATTGCTAATAAATTCTTGACGGGCAAAATCAATTAATAGCCCGGCACTCTTGCCACTTCCTGCGCCTCCGCCATAGAAGATTACATCAGCATCAATTTCCCCAAATAAAGCTTGTTTTCCCTCTTGTAATTGAGGGAAAACAATTTCTTCTTTGGTATTAACAAGTTTATATTTTTCGGTCGCTGCTTTTATCTTAGATAGATTTCTATAAGATAGTTTCATCTTCTAAATTACCTTTATCTGTTGGCTGTCCTATTAGGTTCCCGTCGGGGTCGATTGCGGCCAACCCATTTTTTTGTAAAATACTAATAGCATATTCTACAGTGTCAAGCCCTAATGCTTTTTCTACTATTTCCGTGACAGCTTTAGTCATGATCACAGCGTCTTTGTGACTCCAATTACCGTTAGGATCGTCTAGCGAACGATTGTTTATCTCTTCGCTTTTTTCGAGTGTTTTAAAAGCATTCTTTATGCTTTTATCTATTATTTGGCTTAAAATTCCATCTCTATAAGCCTCTTGATCTTGTATTTTTTTAAGCCAATATGCTTTAGCTCGATCTTCCCAGCGATAAATTTTATAGGCTAATTGCCATTGTTCTGGAACGGTGATACTGCGTTTACTTTCAGTCTTTGGAATTTCCTCACCTGCCGACATAGCGCAATCATTAAAAGCACGATTTAATGTCCTGTACCCCGCAGGAAGATGGATATAAAAAGCTTGAAATTTTTCAAACCATTGAGACATTTCGTAGGGTTGTCTTTCCCAAATTGGATAATGACCAAACTCGATAGGTACATTTGGTATTAGATTATCAAACCGACTAGCCTTACCTGATACAGGGCTTTTAGGGGTTGGGGTTGAGTTATTTGGTGGTACTTTTTTTCGTCTTGGCATTAAATTAAAATGTAATCTCGATTAATCAATATTATGCCAAATTAACAAATTTTGTGCCGTGTAACCAAAAAATAAACCGATAAAATTAAGTTGATCTAAAGGAAGGAACTTCTATAGTAGTTAAAAATGCTTAGTGATATTCTCAACGGTAATAATCAATAAAAATGGACGTATAACAACCAAATATACTGAAAATCGGCAATAAATCGGATATTCAATCAGTCCAGTACAAAAGTATCCACAGTGACACTTGATAAACTGTCACACTTTGCCAACACTTATCAAGAGGATCGATCTATATTAGAAATGTAAGCAAAACAAGCGTCGCAGATCATGAATAACCTACAGTCTAAACTGGCTCGATTGGAAGCTCAACTAGCGATTACTAGAGGACGGAGAAACCAGCGTAAACTAATTGAAAAAATCTTAGCGGTAGAAGCCGCTATCGAAGCAATCGAGAAAAATACTATCGTAAGCTTTAAAAGATTGCCTAAAACTCGCACTCTTACCCTAGAAACTCCTCGCCGCGCTTGGAGAGCATGGGTAGCGAAAATCTCACCCGAAAAAGATATTAAGCACGGTGGATTCACTAAGAAGTTTATCGAACCTGTAAGCCGAAAATTTGAAGGCAAAAAAGGAGAGGTGGCAGCAACTTTTGAAATTCCTATTAATTTAAATGCTATCTACCAAGACAGCGACGGCGATTACTGGGTATTTGAAAATGTCAAAGGAGAAATCCAAAGCATTTCCTATCAAGAAGTATGTTACCGCTTTTCTCAGCGTGCCAGTGCCTAAAGTGGCACAGCAAAACACCTATCAAAAATTAAGTGATTTACTTAAGGTAGCGCACAAAAAAATCCTATTAGGAATTGAAACTATGTACTATAGTTGTAGTCGCGTGCGCTTTATCTAATCCCTATTAGGGATACCCCGAAGCTTAAGTAGAGGAAAATTTGAAAAAATGAAAGCTTTATTACTCGATCTTGATGGCACGATCCGCCAATCTACCAACGGAAAATTCATCGAAGATCCAAACGATCAGGAACCAATCGAAGGAGCGATAAAAGCTATGGAAATTTACCATCAAGAGGGATGGACGATGATAGGAATCACTAATCAGGGCGGAGTAGCCGCCGGACATAAATCCTTAAAAAGTGCAATCGAAGAACAGCAAAAAACTTTAGAAATATTTCCACGGCTTTCTTGCATTTATTTTTGCCCTGATTTTAAAGGACGAGAATGTTTTCGCGTGAGAAAATGTTCCTGCGTGCAAATTGATGAACTGTACCCCGATCTTATTGAGCAATTCAGAAAGCCTAATCCTGGGATGATTTTTGCCGCTTTAAGAGCCTTCGCCAAAGAACCTACCGATATTTTAATGGTAGGAGATCGAGAAGAAGATAAATTAGCGGCAAAAAATGCGGGGATTAACTTTTTAGACGCTCATATTTGGAGTGTATATTCCCTTGATTTAATCGAAAAATACCAGATGATTGATGTTTTCAAAAATTAAGACTAGAAAAACAAAAGTGATAACTTCTAGACAAGCCTACATCTATCTGGTGTGGGCAAAAAACAATAATCTTGACCCAGTGCCTGTTACTTCCCGGCATCGGAACTATCGCTTTAGAGTGGCAGCAACTACAGCAGAATTAGGAATCGGTAAAGAACGAGTCAGACAAGTTCTGGCTAAAATTCTTAAACTACTATCAAAAGGAAACCGAATTGAGGAGGCAACCGACCTAATACTACAAGAGTACAAAAAATTTAATTAATCAAAACCCGTCAATTGATTGACGGGTTTTTAGTTAATACACTGTTAACAGATTGTTAGCAGTGTATTAACAGTGAAAAGTATTGATGTATATAGGTTTTATTAGTTTGTTGTTTTTGTTAGCAGGTTCCCTGATTTTCGTTTTTTCTGTGTCCAGATTCCCCAATATAGAATTTTCTATATTGGGGAATAATTGATTATTTAATGTAGTACAATATTAATATGCCCTCGTTGACGCGAGGGACTAACTAAGTCAACCTACTGTAGAGGCTAACATGGCTGATCTAATTTTACAACGTTTTGATCACGACGGTATTGAATTAATTATCGACACTCAGACCGGTGAAAGCTTTGCCTCAATCAAAGGATATGCTCGTATGTCCGGGAAAAGCCACAACGCTATCACTATGCGGTTAAACCGGCTATTTAAAGAAGATAGCAAGGGGGTAACTTCTGAATCTCCAAATCGCCCTCAAATTCAAACAGGGAGCGGGTTACAAGGGGGTAACACAATGGGGTTAGGATTAGGATTGCTAAAACAGGCTCAAATTCAAACAGAGGGCGGGTTGCAAGGGGTTTATCTAATCCCAGAAGACCTAATCTGTAAGTGGTTGCCAAAGGATAATCCTGAGTTAGCCTCTCAAGTGCTTAAGCTAGGAGTCCGATTATTCCTTCACGCATTAGCTGGTTTTCGCGTCAAGAGCGAGGCAATTACAGAGGTAAGGCAACTTGAGAGCCAAATCGTCAAACTAAGCGAAGAGAAGCAAATACTAGAGGAGTTGATCAAAACTCAAAAGACTATGATCGCTGACTTTAGCAGTAAAAACTCGATGCTTGACTATAAGCGGCTAGTGATCGAAGAATTACACGCTGAAAAAGAACGCGATATAGCTAAATTTAACCTACTCGAAACCGAACGAGAAAAAGCACGGGGATGGCGAGGCGGTCGAATGCTTATGAGAAACGATAAAAAACGGTAAAAATACCTAAACCCATATAAACCCCCTATGGACTCATAGGGGGTTTATAGTTTGTTGGTTTGTAAATAGATTGTAGATAAGGTGATCAACAATAAAAAGCATTGATATATATAGGTTCTAGACTTTGTTTATATTGTTACTCTATTTCCCTGTGTCAAGATTTTTTATCCTTCTCTTATTGTCCAGTTCGTTTATTTCTCCCTATCTTTTCTTTCTCCTGTATAGAGTGTCGACAAGATAAACAAACCCTGAAATCTATACCCTGTAAGGATTTCGATTGTTAATAACCTTATCTACAATCTAATCACAATCCAACAGCTTTACTGTTGACCTTGTTTGCTTTTTTTACTCTACAGTTTTTTATTGTCCAGTCTGGTTTATTCTTTTATCTTTTTCCTTTATAAGACATCGACATTATCAACAAAGTCTAGAACCTTTACAGGGTAACGGTTTCGGTTGTCGATCACCCTATCTACAATCTATCTACAATGATAACAAGTAAATATACTTAGTACATCTGCTCAAAAATAATTCTCCCAGATAGTTGACTTTATTGGGAGAATGATCTACTATAGAAAAGTAAACAAAACACACAACGACGACATGAACACCTTACAAACTAAATTAGCTCGATTGGAATCTCAACTTAAAATTACAAAAGGCAATCGTGCCAAAGCTAAGATTGTTATAGAAATTCTAAAAGTAGAATCAGCTATTGAGCAGTTAAAGCCCAAAAAAGAAATAAAGGTAAAAGATATAACTGTTAAAATCCCTGTTAGTGTTTCTACCCTTAAAAAACACTGCTGCAACGTACCATCTCCTAAACTGACAGACAAAGAAATTATTGACGGATGGAAGTATTCTTTAGCTGCCCAATCAATGCAAAAAGACTTTAAGGCACAAAAAGATATTCAATGGGGAGATCGCCATCTCCTTCTACAGGTAGTTTATTGGGTTGATCAATACCAGCAAGAAATGGATAAAAGGGGATTAACAGAAAAATACTGTCTATGGATCGAGAAAAAACAAGAATCTAAGTCTCAAATTAATATAATCGAAACTCAAGTAATTGACTCCAAAACCAAGCAATTAGAATTAAATCTCTTTTGTGAGATGCTTGCGTAAATAAGCCTCAAGAAGTAATCGATAATTTTAATAGAGAAGGTAAACCAAAAAAGTCCGAAAGTTTGTTTATATTGTCTAAAATTTAGTGACCCAAGCAAGTCATTAAACTGCTTAATTTAATCTATTAACAGCGTATTTGCTATGATCTTAATCTTGTCTCTTAAATTAGAAGATTTTGAGGTTTTAAAATCTTCTATTCAAAAAATCGACAATACTGACACTAACTTGAGTCTTGTTAAACTACAAGATTACTCTTTGTCGGGCATAATCTTAACAAGAGTAGCTTTAATCTGTGATAAGCCTCCTCAGATAATCGCAAAAAAGGGAATTAACTTTTCTACAGAAACAATTATCCCTGAGACTAAATATTGTGCTGCCTGCTTAGTTTTAGGTAAATTTACGGCACTTAATACCCGAAACAAATCTGGGTACTGCTTAGAACACCGAGAACTCGATCCTAAACGAAAACAATCTCAGCATCAACGCTACAAACAAAGACGTAGTACATCTGCTCAGAAATAATTCTCCCACATACTTGATATTATTGGGAGAATATTGTAAGATAAATCTAGGCAAACAAAACACACAAGGTACTAAGTCATGTCTATCGAATGGCACAAAAGAGATACAGTTATCAGGCTTCTCCAAAGCACCCTCAATCAAATTAGCCAAGAGTGTTTCGGAGAAAAATTGTCAGTCACTGATAACGGTGATTGTGTTACGGTCCACACGCAAGGGCTATTTGTTGGTTACTATGACACCCAAAAGCTTTGGGACAAACTAGAAAACTATGATCAGGATGACTGTGATGGCTTTGATAATTTGTGGGACTATTTAGATCATTGCAAATACACCCTTCCAGAAAATGAGTTAAAGACTGATAACGAGTTATCAGTCTCTGAAAAAAGACAGGTTGCTCTCGTTGATTGGTTGTTAGGTGAACCTGTAATTACCAAGGACTCTATTTCAAATGAGGAACTATGGGAAAAAAATCGGCAATTAACTAATTTAGTTCAAAACTTAAAATGGGAAAATCTTGAATTGACTCAATCTCTTGAAGAGATGCACAATCTCAGACGGCGTGAGCTTAAAGAAGGGTCTGAGATTATTAACCACTTAACGGCTCGCGTTCACGAACTAGAGCAGGAACTCAAACAACAGATTAAAACCGAAAACTCTGGTGAACAAACATCAAAACCAAAACCTAAACCAGAAAAAAAGACGGCTAAAAAATCTAAGTTTAAACTGCCAGAAAACTTTGCTGACTACCAGCAAGAGTGTGATGGCTTAATTAACGCATTGTCCTGCTTTTACAATATCAAAAAAGGTAAATGGAACGGGAATATTCTCCAATTTATCCTCACCCCTACCGATGCTGAGAAAGCAAAGCAACCATATCCTGATAAGTGGAAAGCAGGCTTATATTTACAGACTGCACGGTGGTCAGTCGATAAAGTCAATTTGTCTGACCCTGATGAATGGTCAGACTGGTACATGGACATCTATGACTTTGCTGACGCTAACGACTTAGAGATTAGTTAGCTTCTAGTTATCAGTTGTCAGTAGTACACTTGTTCAAGAAAGATTCTCCCAGATAGTTGACATTTATGGGAGAATATCATAAGATAGAATCAAGCAAACAAAACACAAGAGGACAAAGTTATGGCTTTTTACATAGAATGGCAAAATGACGCTACCAACCAATCTCTAGAAATTGGGCAGTACAATACACTGCCTGCAGCTGTTGCAGGTATTGAACACCACTGGAACTGGATCACTACTGATCCTAACTACACTTGTGGTAGTTATGCTGACAGCTTCCTGTGTTTGTATGCAAAAAGCCAAGTAAATTCTGCACCATTATTCACTTTGCAATGTGTACGTTCTGTCATGTTGAGTGGATGAGGAGTGGTAACGTTATTGAGTGGACAAATAACGGTGTTATTTGTCCACTCAGGCTATTAATCCCACCTATCTTTAATTTGGTGAATATGTATCTTAGCTAGTCTCATCAGGGTTTAAGAAATATTTCTTAAACCCCTTGACACGAAAACATATCCCTGTTATATTCGGTATATACCAACAAACACACAGGAGTTCACGATGAAATTTAACAGACAAGCACCTGGTCACTACGTTGCAACAGCAGAAAAAGTTGAAATTAAAAAAGGTGTGGGAATTGATCAAGATAAGTGGTTCTGTTATTTTCCTGATGATAAAGTATCTTACCGCCGTAGCTATGAAGCGGCTAAGGCTTGGTCAGAAAAATATATGGAAAAACTACAGACATATAAAGTCACAGTCAATGTCAATCAAGTTAAGACTGTCAAAAAACAAGCGACGACCAGTAAAGAACAGTCTTTACAACACAAGTTATCTCGCCACCTAAGTTATGTGGTAGGAGTGGAATCGTTAGGCTGTGTCAATACTGGACGCGCCGCTTGTATAGCACATTTATCTGTTAATGGAAAATCTTTTTATGTAGTCGGTTTTGAAGGTGCTGTTACCGACACCATTTTCGAGAGAATTATCTTTAAAATTAAAAAAGATTTACAATCTGGTTTATTCCAAGATTGCTATCAGACCGAAGTATGGGGTAGCATTTCGGTCTTTAAAAGTTTCAAAGAAGCCGAAAAAGCTTATCGCAAAATGGATGACAAAATGAGAGAAAGAAACTTAGCTGATTTGAAAGTTGTCAAAGAAGCAAAAGCAAAAGCAAAAAAAGGAGACATGGAGTCAGTATTTGCATTGTCAGACTACGGGGTTATTTGAAAAATATTTTCCAAACCCCTTGACGACATAAAACATATCCCCTACAATGGGGATATAGAAAAACAAACACAAAAGAGTTAAACAGATGAACGGGTTAAACACATTAAAGGAATTTGCTCAAAAATTCAAAAATGTCACTATTGGTTCTCACGAACACGAACAACTATATGTTAAAGCAGAAAAAAGTCTTAAAAAGCTAAAATCTACTGAATTAGTAGCACTTGCAAGTGCTATAGGACTAACTACTTCAACCATTAACGAGAAGCCGTTAAGTTACACCAAAGATCAATGGATTGATCTACTGTTACAGTATTCTCATCTATCATTTATCATTAAATGACAATGCAATGTCCTAAATGTCAATCACAGAGAATCTCTAAAAAAGGGTTCTCTGTGTCAGGAAAGCAGCGTTATCGCTGTAAAGACTGCAATTACCACTTTACTGGTAATCCAGCAGGAAAACCCTCCCACCCTGATTCAATGACTAACGCCGAAAGATGTCGTCGTTATCGGTTGAAAAAAACAAAAACCCCTTGACACGAAAACATATACCTGTTATATTGGGTATATACCAAAACACACAAAGAGGTTACTACGATGACCGACCAAGAGCGAATCGCATACCATGAGCTATTTTGCGTCCAGTGCCAGCTAATTGACTTAAGAAAAGCGGGACATATCGAAGAATGTTCATTAGTCTATGAGTATTTGCTCGACAAGCGGGCAAAGCTAGATAAACAGCTTGCCGATCTAGATAAACAGTTTCTAGATAAACAGTTTGTTAACAGTTAATAAAGTGATAGTTTAGTTATCAGTTATTGATTATCATCATCAACTATTTAGGACTAACAAAATGAGTGATGCAGATTTTATTCGAGAAGTTGAAGAACTATACCTGCGTCTTGCTAATGCAGATACAGATGATCTGGTTGAGTTAGCTAAACTTGCGGGTTTAGAACACAAAACATTTAGGAGTAAGGAGTTCACGATGACCGAAAAACTACCCAATCAAATCGCATTAGAAATGGTAAGCTTACCAGCAGGTGAGTTTCTCATGGGATCTCCTGATAGTGATCCCGATGCTAGTGATGATGAAAATCCTCAACACCAAGTTAAAGTCAACAGTTTTAAGATTGGAAAATATCCCATTACTCAGGCACAATATGAAGCGGTAATGGAAACCAATCCTTCTTACTTCAAAAATAATCCCCAAAATCCCGTAGAAAAGGTTAGTTGGGACGATGCTCAAGCCTTTTGTCAGAAATTGAGTCAAATAACCGGGAAAACCTATCGCCTACCCACAGAAGCGGAATGGGAATATGCTTGTCGTGCGGGGACAACCACTCGCTATTATTTTGGTGATGATGTCAATCAGTTAGGAGATTATGCTTGGTATGACGGAAATTCTAATAACACAACTCATCCCGTAGGACAGAAAAAGCCCAATGGTTGGGGACTATATGACATGAATGGTAATGTTTGGGAGTGGTGCAAAGATAGTTGTCTGCGGGGTGGTTCCTGGTACAACTATCCGATTTACTGCCGTTCCGCTTACCGCTGCTACGAAGACCGTCGCGACTACCGCTACTACGATAATGGTTTTCGGGTAGTCTGCGACAATTAGCCGAGTAATTTTAGTTATCAGTTATCAGTTATTAACCACAAATCAACAGAGGTAATTATGTTTCAATTAATCTTTGCAGAAGAAGATAAAGATGGCAATCCTAAAAACCAAACTTTTACTACCGGGGCCATTATATACAACAAAGAAGGAATACCTCAACAGTATTTTTCCAATATAAATACAGAAGAAGATGTTACCAAAATTTTTGAGTATTACAATCAACGAGACAAGTTATTGTATTTTGAAGCTATGTGTTTGGAGACTGGTCAAGTTATTAAACTAAAGTAGTGAATCAACGGGAGTAATTATGCT